GGAGCACTTGGTTCCCGTAGCGTGGCGCTTCCGGCCAGATGTGCTTGGCGCACTGGAGGGTGTCGATCGTACCGAGCGATAGCTCAGGGAGAAACTTCATGTCGAATGGCGCATTGTGGGCAGCGTACAACATCTCCCCCGGTCTCTCCACCAACTTGAGCTGGCGGATCACTAGCTCACGCGTCGTGCAGAACGGCTTACCCGGCTGGCACTCTTCGGGGGCGATGTGGTGCGTAGCACGGGCGACCGGGGAGAACGGTGCGTTGGTCTCTACGAGTGTCCATGCGCCTGATTCGAAGATCCATTCCTGATCCACAAGTTTGAGGCTGACGAATCCTATCTCACAGATTTCAGCGCCTTGGTCTGGATCTAGATCAGTGGTTTCGGTATCTAATACCACAATCCGATTTATCACTGAAGGCTCCCGAGGTTGCGGTTGATCCGCACCCGTGTTTATATTACGATGCTTCATTACGATCACGTTGGTCGTGACCTATCCGGTGTAATGAGCTTCTCAAGATCCGCAATAGCGGCTCGCAGTTCAGCTAAATATAATACCGTGCGCAGGCGGCTAAGACTATGCCGGGCGTAAAGGTCGGTTAGGATCTGCCCATTCACGCGAGATAGACGTTTTGAGACGTCGCTCAATATTTTTTCACTTTTTTCCATTTTGGTGCTTTACATCTGCAACAACATCGGTTAGATTCTTTTCATCAACAACGGGCTGCGGCCCACCACTCAGAAGGAATACCGTAATGAACACTCAGACCTACACCAACGTTCAGGTTTCGAAGGCTAAGTACCAGATCAAGCAGATCCTCAAGAAGACCGCCGCGAACGGCTGCACGGATGCCGAGGCGCAGACCGCCAAGGACAAGGCCACCGCGATGATGGCCAAGTACGGCCTCTCGGTCACGGACTTCGGTGATCACCCGATCGTCTCGCAGTTCAAGGCCGCATGGAAGGCCGCGAAGCCAGCCAAAGCCGCGAAGCCAGCCAAGGCCCCGAAGACAACCGGCGGCAAGCGCGGTCCAGCTCCGGAGTACGGCGATCACCTGATCATCTCGCTCCTGGTCGCCAACCCGAAGCGCGAAGGCTCGAAGGCTGCGGCCCGGTTCGCTGGCTACCGCGACGGTATGACGGTCGGTCAGGCGATCGAGGCAGGCCTCACCCGCGACGACTTCCGCTGGGATGTTCGCAAGGGCCACATCGCGATCAAGTAATCGCACCCATCTCTCCCTTAAAAGACCCCGGCTGGATACCGGGGTCTTTTGCTATGTCCACTCGTGTTTCGCTTCGCCCCAGTTCGGCCCGACCTCGAAGTCTACGATGGTCGGGACGACGAGCGGCGTGGTCTCAACCATTAGCTCTATCGTCCGCTCCGCCACCCGCTTGTCCCCGGTGCTGATGCCTAGCTCATCGTGCATCTGCACGAGCGGTACGATGCCTTCCTGCCACATAGCCAGCATCGCGCGCTTGGTCTGCCGGGCAGCGGATCCTTGGACTAGGTTGTTCAGGCTCTTCCTTAGATTCGACCGGCGTATCTGCGTCCGCGCCCACGGATGGTTAGGATCAGCCTTGCGCCGTATGGCCTCTTCGTGTGTGCAGGAGTTGATCAGATGTTGATACTCGGGCGCTACCGCCATCCTTTCGTCCCAGCTGAGATAGCCTTCCCACTGGGGATAATGCATTCTGGCCCCGTCGATCAGTTTAATGTAGCCTCGGCTACCAGCCGCATTCCGGCATTTGTCTTCTAGGGATTTGATGAACGGGAGCCGGTTATGGTAATCTTTGAGGATGCTCTCGGCTTCGTATAGGGAGACGCCTAGCTCGTCAGCGAGCGACCGCTTGCCTTTGCCGTACGTCATCGCTAGGTTCAGGATCTTAGCGACCGGGCGAGGACGCTCAGTCATCTCCGCTACCATTTGGTGGTAGTCGGTGCGCGGGTTATCTATGTACCGCTGTACCGCCGCCTCGGCTCCAGCTGCGCCCACACGGGATGCAAAGTGTACCGTGAGACGCGGTTCCTGCTGGGAGTAATCCAGCGCGACCCAGCGTTCTCCCTCTTCGGGTAGGAAGCAACTACGGATATCCTTGCCGATTGGATCTTTATCCGGCGAAGGCATTTGCTGCAACGGCGGCTCGCTGTAGCTGAACCGGTGCGAACGGGTTCCCCCGGTGTCGCTCCGGTACTGATGGACCTCGGCGTGGATACGTCCCTTGTGCTGATAGCCCAGTAGGAAATTCTCTAGAAACTTCGAGCGCGATTCTTCAAACTTATCAGCGAGAGCGCAGGCACGTGGGAGCGGATGCTCATGCTTCTCCATCCATTCCTTAGTAAACGAACCCTGATTTGCCTTGGCTGTCCGGGGGAACCGTATGTGTTCCTGGGTGAACCACTTCTCCATATTGCGCGGCGATCGTATCTCGGTCATCGTCGCTGAACGGCGGAGATTCAAGAGTTCGCCGATCTCGGCTAACGCGGTATCGCGTATCTTGGCAAACTTGGCCATCAATCCTTGAAGGCGATCTATGTCAATCCGTATGCCGCGCCGCCGCATAGCAACGACCATAGGGACCAAGCCCATCTCGGTCTCATAGGCCCCGGTCAGTTCCTGCTCTAGTAGGGCTGGCTCGGTCCGTAGCCAGAGCTGTAGCGTCTGTACGGCGTCCGCTTCGGCGTAGGGTCCGGCGTACTGTGCTGGCGTGCGCCAGATCTCCTGCCGCGCCTTCTTACGGTTGCCGCCCATATGCTCAACCGCGTCTTCCAATAGCTGCGTGTCTTTACCGGCTAGGCCAACTCGCTTACAGCAGTTGTCAAGGCTGTAGGAATATTCGTTCTCGTCGACTAAGACGCAAGCCGCCATAGAATCGTAGATCTTCGCCCCGGTGAAATCCGCGCCCATCGTCTGGAGCCAGCCAAAATCGTAGGGTGCATTATGGAAGAGAAGCCGGGTGCCTGATTTGGCTATGTCCGTTACCCAGTCCATCACTTGACGATTGGTAAAATACTCACCGTCAGGATGCGCGATTGGCGCGTAGCCGCTGGTGCCTTCCGCTGCCCAGCTGACACCGCAGACGTAGCCCGCCTTGCTACCGGGACCGAAGGCCCAGCCCGGTCCTTTGTCCTGCTGCAGACCAACATCCTTAGTCTCACAATCGAGCGCCACCACCGGTCTACCCCTAAGATCGGGTAGCTCGGTTGGTGGCGTCCAGTTGCTTTCAGGTTTGAAGAGGGTCAGTTGACCTTCTTGCCACTTGAATTTTGAAGCCACTTAGTGTCCTCGTTCAAAGCCCCGGCGCAACTCTTCGGCTAGGTTCTCTTCTGACTCGGCCGCATAGTGGCCACCGTCTTCGGGCGTACCTGGACGGTAGTTTTCGTCCGCGCTGCGACGGCTAGGGAGTCCGCCGGGGAGCTTTGGTGGCTCGGCCGACGTACCGGCCCCTGCCGTCCCCGTGAGAGTCCTACGGCCCTCGCCGTTGGACCCGCGCTGGTTAGCTGAAATAGTGGCCATACGCTTCTTAGCTTCTGGTATCGACACGTTCCAGCCCCGCGCCAAGGCAGCAACAACATTGTCACCGTCGTATGCTATAACGGGTTGACGGATACGATCGACAACGCATCGGGCGTAGCCGCTGATGTCATCCCAGTGATCTACTTCACCCGGATCACCCGCCAAGATTCGCGCCATCTTATGCGCGATCATGTAGAGTGCGTGTTTATCCCCATCTGATAGTGTGGGCCAATTACGCTCGTTTTGAAGCGCACGCATGATCTCCCACGTTGCGCGGCTGTTCTCTAGGAACTCGCCGTACTTCGAGGCTCTCTCCGTTAGGATCTTATCAATAGTCGTCACCGTATTTCCTTTCCAGTTTTAGAACTCGATGATGCCGATCGGTTGCTTCGTCCACGAAATCACAGATGGCATTGTATTCACTAGTGGGCAGGCTATTGGCCACAATCATCGCCGCTTCTTTTGTGCGCCGAATAATAGGTACAGCCAATCTATTCCCCATTTGGTGATCTACCATACCAAAGACCATCATTTCGAGTAGATCGCAAACCTTAACACGTTTTCGCTCATCTTCGAGTAGCTCAGGCAATGCCCCCACGCCCATTACTAACAACGCTTGACTCTCTACTTTATCGAATTCCGCTTTCAGGTCAGGGTTCAATGATTTGACCGGAAACGGTATGTCACCAACGACAAGTTCGGCCACATCATGCAGCCGGATATATCGCTCAACCGGGGGAGATAGTGGCCCGAA